CTTCTATGGGTGGGTTGGGCGTAGCGGGGGGTTGCTGGCTCTGGGGTTGTCCTACGGGGGTCTGGTTGGGAACGGCACCGCGCAACTGTTGGAGGTGCGCTATGAACTGGTTCCGACGCTGATCGTCTGGTAGGGAGGTGTTGGTAAGGAGGTCATAGCGGAGATTAGGGTCGTTCCTGTTGACCCCCGCCGACTCCACGAACCTGTATACCTCTTCCCAAGCAGCCGCAGGGTCAATCTGCTGGGTGGGCTGTTGAGGCGGAGGAGTATTCCTTTCCTCTCGCAATTGCTGGATCTGTTCTAAAAGAGGACTGACCAGAGATTTATCGTTCTCATCCAGCCCCTCAAGCCAGCGATCCCTAGCTAATTGACTTTGCCAGCCGCTGGTTGCTTCGGCTATCTGCCGTTTGGCGTCTTCAACCACATCCCTACGGATAGCGTTCAGGCCCGTATCAAGTTTCGACTGTAACCCCGAGACCATGTTTTGCAGATTACGGTACTCTGCCGCAGATACAACCTCGGCTCCCCCTGGCGGGGTTACCGGCTGGTCTGTAGCGATACCTTGTTCCTGGTCTAACTGCTGTTGGGTCTGGGTTATCTCATCGACAACCGATTCTGCCATGTCGTTCTCTGTGACCATATCTCCCTCGGCGCGGCATACAAAAGCCGCCGAAGTTAAACTTCTGGCGGCTGGCGCACAAAGGCGGCTGGCGCACATCACGTTGATGGTTAGATGAAAAGTATCATCCAGTCAGGCGTCTGTCAAACACCTTGACCTCTTTGCAGTGTCTGCACCATATACGCAGGACACCTCCTTGCATATCTTCAGCCAGTTTGCGCTGACATCCTGGGCATCTGATGGCTGTAGCTTTTTCTACTGAAACCATATCGGTGTCCTCTTTGCCAGGTCTAGGTCTGCAAGGGTATTCTCATGCTTGGGGTTGCCGCCGTAGTCCCAGCGGTACAGCCATGCGTCCCAATCGGCGTTCCGCTCCCGGAGCATCCCTTGAGTTTTCAGGACCGCTGAAGCTATATCCTTGAGTATCTTCAGTTCACCCGGATCGTTAGCCCAATGTTCCTCACGGTCTTTTCCTCTGGTGATTCTTGTGCTGAAAATCTCATAAGCAGGCTTCAAATCTTCCCGGCCCATCTTCTCCATGATGAAATCAGGGACCTGGAAGTAAGAACTTAACTTTCTCTTGCCTAACTCCAGTTCCATGATCTGGGGTGATGTCTCTTTGGACATCCAACGCCGTTCCTGAATCAACTGGTATACCGATTCACCCCATCTCTGTATGAACAGGTCTTCAGCTTCCTGTCGGGCTCGGTAATTGAAATCTATCACCTGATCATCATCTCCACGGATATTGAAATCCCCAAGGATCACCGATGATAGATAGTCGTAATAGGCAACGTCCTCGGTAGGCATATCCGGCATATTCTTAGCACGCTGGATATCTAGGTTCAGTATCACATCGGCAAATTCTTCATTGTGACTTCTGTAGAACTCTGCCATATCGCTGCCTAAACCACTCAAGGCATCACGTATCTCGCTAAGAGTGTTCAAGTCTCCAGGCAGTTGTTGGATCGCTACCTCCGATCCCTTGAACACTACATCCATGTAGCGCACCAATCTGTTCAGACCCGGACGGCTATCACTGCCTTCCATGTACTTGGTGTCTATGAACTCATTGATGCCTTTGAAGTAGTCCGTAGTCCTCATCTGGAGTTCATCTCCGCGCTCACCCATGTAGGCGCTGGCTGCATCGATGACCTGGGCTACCTCGGGGTGCCGCCGTTTGAATACCATCCTTTGCCGGGTGCTCATATCCTCGTAGGAGATATCGCCTTCCTGCAACGCCACTGTATTGGCGGTATACATGGCATTCTTCCACTGGCTCATGGGATAACTGCGGAGACCGGCGAATTCAGGGACGGCTCCAAAGACACCTCCCCAACCCGGCTTCGGGGTATCCAACATACCCGAGGCCCAGAAAGGCAATACCCTATTCGCCACCATGTTTTCCATAAAACCTGGGAAGTCCTCCATGACGGGGTCTCCCATATAATCCTTACCCTCGATGGTGTCCCACCCCATACTGGATACAGGGGATACCTGACCACGCACGAACTGGTTGAATTTACTGTCCCGTTCCCAGAACGTGAGCAACTGGTCCGGTTCCGTCAAAGCTTGGGATGAGGCGTTGGCAAGGAACCGTAGGGTACTTATCCACGCACTACCGAAGCCTATGTTCCGGCCTGCTATCTCGTAGGTAAAGAAACTTCCCTTACGGGGATCGAGGTTGGGAGTCTGGTTCAAGGCGTAACCCATGGCTAGGTACATGAGCATCCCGCCAGCGGCCATCTTTCCAAGGGCCGACCTGGCTATGTCTCCCCGGACGCTTCCTCTGGCTATATCTCCCATCAACCCGTAGGTTGCCAGCCGGTATTTGGGGGCGAACATCAAGAAACCGCCTGCCGCCTGCTGGATGGTCGGAGACATCCCCATGCTGTTCATGTTCATGCTACCGGTGAGTTTTGCCACCTGGTTAGCAAGTTCTTCTTCAGGTACGAAGGCAAGACCCCTGGATGCGGAAGCGGCCATCGCTACCGGCTCCATGGCTTCCCACATGTGTATCTTGGCAGCAAGGAGGAAAGAATCGAACTGGGTCTCGAATTTCCCAAAGAATGCATCACCGCCGCGCCCAACAGCACGTAGCGGGGCTAACCCAGGTGCTTGCGTATCTGCGCCTGCTCCTGCGGCAGCACCAAAGACCTTGTTGATGAGGCCGCTACGTTGCAAGGACTCGACATATTCAGACCCGGCGCCGCCAAGTTGACCGTACTTCGAAAGTTTCTGCACCGTATCCCAGTGGTCTGTGACCAACCGGGCCATGACGGTGCGGTCTCCTAACGCGGCATAAGACAAGGCCACAGAGTCACCCCAGCGGCCTGGGTCTGTGACCAGCAAAGGCAGACCGTGGATCAACGGAGCCCCGAAGTCCACTGCCGCCTGCAAAGTACGGAGAGCACTGGAGATCTGTTGTACTCCACCTAAGAACCAGTTCTTGTCCGTTCTTCCCTTGAGTTGGGCCTGGAGTGTTTGAAGCTGCTCAGAACTCAAAAACCTATTTGGTGCTGCAAACATATCTGGGGATGCTGCTATCCGTTCAGGATAGATAGCCTCGATCAACTCATCCGGCGTGAAGACCTTGCCGCTTAGTGAGGTGCCTGGGAACTGCACTTCACCAGCATACCCTTTCACTCTCTGCGATCTTGCGATAGCACGGTTTATATCAAATGTCCTTTGCCGTGCTTCTTTGCCAGCAGCAGCTATGTCCTTATCAAGCGCCTTGAATGCATCGGCGCGTTCTTTCCCTCTCAGGAGAGAAGCTTCATCAGCCCTCTGGGCGAACTCACCGGCATAGGCGTATGAGACCTTTCGGCCACGCCACTGTGAACGCATAACCTGTCTATTGGTCACTTGATCGATCAGGTTGCGGATATCATCAGGGACCCAGTCCTCTCCGTCTCGGACGCCTTTGAACAAGTCATTTCCAGCCGCCTGCCAAGCCTTGTCTTCCTGCCGGAAGCCTCGGGCTCTAGCTGTCGGTACGGGGATACCATTGTTGCGGATCGGGATGAATAGACCTTGTTCGCTTTTAGTCACCGTATAGCTATTCTGAACCGCCACATTCACTAGGCTTTTCACCGATTCTGGTTGACTCTGCAATTCCTTTCTCGATATCCGCGTAGTGACCATTCGGGCGGGGCCTCGGGCATGTCTGACCTTCCCGACAAACTGTTTGATCTCTTTCAACGCCGTGACATTGGCATTGGCGAAATTCCGCGCCCTTGTCAACTTCGGGCTGACCCTATCCCCTATATTCTGTCCAAAGGGCTTTATCAGGTCTCCCAGGCGTTTGTCAGCAACGCTGGTGTACATGCCCCTAAAGAGCGTGTTCACCGCTTGCATAGGATCACCAGAAGAGGTCCAGAACTTCTCTTCCAGAGCGTCAGAAGCGTACTGGAAACTCCGGGAGTGCTCGTAGGTCTGCTTCTTACCCAGTAGTGGCTTTCCTCCACCGCGAGTGGCATTCATCCTGATGTCATTGAACATCGTCCAGACACGGGGGAAGTAGTCGATATCCCCTTTCGGCATGATGTCTATGAACTCGGCATCTTTGACACCTTCTTCGACCAGCATCTCCCGCATGACCTTTACGGAAGCATCGAAGTTCTTGAGCCACTTGTCTTGGCCGGGTGTCAGGGTGTATTGGTGTCCCGGCCGAATTCCACCACGACCATCCGCTATCATCGGTTGTTTGCGCCCTCTATGTTCCGCGATCTCAAAGAAATGGGCTCCTTGGCCGTCAGCGTTACGGATCAACGTGGAGCGCATATTGTCATCGAGGTTGAACAGTTTCACCGGGTCTCCTTCCCGCAAGACCCAGGAGTTCATGCCTTTGACGGCGTCGGATATGGTGTTGTCCCTCATAGCCACCGACATGTTGATCAGGTGGACGGGATCATCCGCATCCGCAAGCCCATATGGGTTCACATGTCTGGTCGCAAAATGAACAGCGCGATTAACTAAAGCTGGTACTTTGAGCGAAGTTCCCGGAACCGTGAATAGCGTCTTTGCTTCCATCCAGGCTTGATGCTCTGGCCTCATCGTCACAGCACGGGCCTGGTCAACTATGTTGGGCAACCGGGGAGCTGTAGGCACTGCTTCCGCAGTACGGGCTACGTTCCGCAGGCTTGTTGCCCCTCTTCTGAGCGGTGCTCCACCGGCGGCAAGTTCCAGCATACCGAAGGGGCTGGTGATCTCCTGGAACAGTTGTGTTCCCAGTGATTCATCCCCATGTATCTTCATCAGGGTTTCTGGGAAATCAAGTAACAGGTTCTCAAACATCTCGGGATGTACAGTACCCATTTCAGAGCGTTCAGCAACATCGAACAGATTCCCGATAGCGTCCTTGGTACGCTCATTCGCACTATCGCTGTACGCTATGGGAAGTTTGGGTATCTTGCTGTAGCCGGGGATCTCGCTGGCTGCGGCACTACTCAACATAGCCGGGAGCACAGCCGCTTTCTGCAACTGGTCTAGTGACCCGGAACCCTGCCCTTTCATCAGTTGCAATGCTCTGCTAAGTGACGCTTTCTCGTCTTCGTTCCGGCCAAAATCGAAGTTGAAATACTTCGGACCGCCGGTACGTTCATCACGTTCTACAAAGCTGAACCAGTCCCATGGCATCGTTGGATCGACAGGGATGGAGTCATATAGTTCTTTCGGTAGATCGAAGAACAGTTCCTTGCTCTTGTTGACTATCCCCGACCCACGGGTGACATCTTCGTAACTAGGACCAGAAGGTTGCTGCTCAGAATAAGGAAAAACTGAACGTCTAGTTTCTTGAAAATCAGAGGGAACTGGCCCAAATGCAGGAATGTCCGGGCCTGACGTTGTTGTAGTAATCTGTTCAGGTAACTTGGAACCTTCTACGATCGCGTCAAACACCGAATACGGGCGGTATCGGGGCTCGGCAGTGACGGTCCCTGCTACAGCCTCTTCTACGCTAGTCGCGGCGCCACTAGCAAACCGTGCTTTGCGAGACCTCTCAAGCAACTCCAGCAGTTCCTGCGTAGATACTCCTCCGCTGGTTTGAGGAAAAGATTGTATTCCAGGAAGAGAAGTCCTTCTGCTGCTAACCAAAGAATGTCCTCCCTAGCCCCTGGAAACCTCCGGCGGCGGGGGTGACCGCTCCAGCCATACGGCCCAGTCCTTCGGGTGGTGTACCGCTAAAAGCAAGTACGTTTGTCAGGAACTGAAGGCTTGCCGGGTCTAACTCTCCAAGGGCGCCTACCGTAGGCATACCGCCCGTGAAGAACGCCGGAGCAGGGGTAGTAGTGCCAGCTTGCGCCGTCTCGGGTATCTGGAATCCCAGACCGGCTAGAGACGGGAACATCCCGGTTGGAGATACCGCTGCCGCCGCAGGGGCTGCGCCACCTGCCATGCCTGGAATACCTCCCAGACTGCTCAGAGCGGCGAAACTGTATGGGTTCTGCATGGCGGCGTTGAGCAATGCCACCTGGGCGCTCATGGCAGCTTCTTCCCGCCGCTGGCCGATCCCTGCAAACCCGAGTTCCCTTTCCTGTGCTAGACCTTCCCGGCCGAATTGCAATTCAGCTTCCCGGCCCATGAGACCGGCGGCTATATCAGCTAGACCCAGCCTTTCTGTAAGGGCCATGCTTTCCCGTTCAAGAGCCCGGTCTGCTTCAGCGATCTGACCACGCTGGTCAAGCTCTCGGATTTGTAAGGCCAGTCCTTGTTGAGATAACAGATGGGTCATCAGGAAGTTGGCCTGCTCGTTGTCTATCCGGCCTGCTTCTTGTTCCAAGGCAACTGCGTCCAACATGTTCTGCCGGAGGTCAGCCGCTTCTGCCTGACTAAGTTCCTTAGACTTCAACGCGGTGTTCATAGCCGCTATCTGGGCGGTCATCAGGTTATCTTTGGCAGTCTGGTCCAACTGCATCTGGCCCAGTGTTATATCTGCCATCTTGTTTATGACAGTGATCTGCTGGTCCTGCTTTCGGACTTTAATATCTTCGGTGAATTCCATAAGGGCTTGCGCGAACTGCCGTTCATTCGTAGCGTTGCTCAATAACGTCTGGAACAGACCCAGATTCTGCTGACCTAACGCTGTTGCAAAGGTCAATCGTAGTTGCACAGCTTCAGGGTCAGTTCCGGGAAATGCATCTTTGATGGCCTTAAAAGTGAAACCTTCACCAAATAATTCAGTCATCAGGTCTGTGGATTCCTTGCCAGTCGCGTCACCGAACAGATCATCTAGCGCCGTACCGAGCGTGTCGGCATTGGCACCAAACATATTGGCCTGCAGACCGCTAAGAAGTGGGCCTATCTGTTCAACCGCCATTTGGCTAGTAGGGTCGTTCCATAACTCCAAAGCGATCTGTTTCCAATCCTCTTCTTTCATGTCAGCAAATCCGGTTGGCGCTTCATCGCCCATGTTCAGGAAATCGAAGATGCCGCCGAACTGGCCGGGATCACCATCTGCTGTATCGCTGCCACGAAGAGCAGCATCCAGTCTGCTCCAGACATCGCCACCTGCTGGCATCGCACCATCCGCAGGTGCTGCAGCATCGGCTCCCGTTACATCGGTTGCTGTCGTACCAGAGTCTAATCCGAAGATTTGGAGGAACTGGTCAAGCTGGGTATTTTGAGCACCGCCTGTGGCGTCACCCGTTATCGCATCGCCGCCAGTGAAATTACCGAGGATCATGTCCACAAGCATATTACTGACGTTCTCGCCTTCTGCGGTGGGAGCGGATTCGTTCTGGCCTTCACGGGTCATGCCGTAATCAGCAAGCACGGTCTGGACATCGATGGGAGATAGGCCAGCGTTAACAAGTGCGGTCTCTATCGCGTTTCGGTACAAACCTGTGCCGCCAGGTCCGGCGCGGTTAAGGGGTATCCTGATAGTGGATTTGCCCGGTACTGTGACCCGGAGCCCGTTGGGGTCTATCTGGAAATTGGTCTGGCCTCTCCTTATCGTCGGGACCGTCGGGACCGTTGGCGCGTTGATATTGAAACCACCTCCACCACCTACGATATCGCTAGGCAGTGTGCCAGTTACACCGCCAAGCATGTCCATCAAAGCTTGGAGGGGGTTATCTGATGCCAGGGGGTCGGATGCTAGAGGATCGCCCGTACCACTAATCTGGAAACCACCAGGATTCCTGGGCAAACCCAGCATACCCCTGTAGCTGCCGATCTCTTCAGCGTAGAGTTCTTCCGGGGTGAAAGCCGTCATCCGAGCGCGTAGATCAGCCTCGGCATCTGCCCTGGTCTGGTATGCCCCGGTGATACCCGATAAAGCCTGCTTGATCTGTTCCGGGGTGAACTTTGCACCCTGGCCGGTTATCCCTGACTGGAGTCCGGCAAGGTAATCCCTTGCGCCCTCGATGGTGGTCTGGCCGGTGCCGATGTTGGAACCGCCAAGGGTGACGTTTATCGCTTTCTGCGATGGCAAGTCTTCGAAACCGATGGGCAGACCGGCCATGGCATTGGCGCGTTCCTGTCCAGTAAGTCCGATATATTTAGCGGGGTAGACCGGCATTCGGGACCTCCCAGTTATTCATCTCCAGTTCACTGACCAGTTCCTCGATGGCAGGCATCACGGGAACATTCCCTAACAGCATCTGACGTTCCTGCTGCTGTTTCGGCTGCACATGCCGGGACACGTAGTCCTGCTGGGTGCCGAACATCGTCTTAGCCAACTCTATGGGCGTCCGCACCATGTCTGTGCTGTCGTTCCTAGCCATACCTACCTCACCGTCTGGCCGGACGGCATACCCTGTGCGCCGCCGCCAGGACTACCCAGGATACTCCCTAGACTGTCCACGCCGCCCATACCCTGCGGATATACGCTGGGCTGGCCCTGCATGGACGCTACCCGGCCTTGCTGCAACATGCCCTCACCAGGCCGCTGCAACTGCTGTCCTCCCAGGTTCATACTGCCTACGCCGCCACCGCCTTCCAGCGTGGGACTGGCGGCGCCCATGAGTTGTTCCCCGAGGCCGACCTCTTGCATGAGCATCGCGGCCTGGGCCATCAGGAACTCGGGCGATTTCAGGAGTTCTTCTGCCCGTATCTGGTTCATCTCTTCAAGCGGGTTCACGATACCGGCGCGTCTCATGGCCTCATACACGCTGATGATCCCCTGGCCTTGAAGTCTCATGGCAAGCAATGCTTCCCGTTCCCTCTCCTCGGGGGCTTCCGCTTTCACCACTACCGTGTTCTCGTACATACCCCTGATATCGTCGGGGGTTATGGCCTGATCGAAGTTATGCACCTCGGTCCTGGCATGTACGGTTATCCGGCCCCTGACCTTGTTCTCCACCAGACGGGCGAAGTTGGAATTCACCTGCTCTATAGAGTGCCGGAGTCCGTCTGCGGTTCCCTGGAATACCAGTCTTCCCATACCGGCGAGTACGGATATACCGAAACCGGCCGAGACGCCTCTGGGTCTGACACCCCGGATGACGTTGGGGAATGTGACCTGCTCTATGGCACTCTGGACACGGGCCAACTGGTTACCGATATCGGGCGGCACGTTCACCATCGGGCTGGCCTGCACGGTGACACCGGCAGGGAGGACGTTCTTGCCGCCGAAGAGCTCGTAGTTATCGGCCGCTTCCTCGGTCTGGGCTCTAGGACCCTGGAAGTCCAGCGTCCTGTAGGCCGTTGTCCTGACGGTGGCGCTTATCTGGGTTATCAGCCTTGCTTCCTCGTCCAGCAGGTTATGTGCCGGGTGGAGGATGCCGGTGAACCTGTCCTGGGGTGAGCCGTCTTCGAAGGTATATCCGTTAGCCGGGATTATCTGGGAATACGGCAGGAAACCGTAACCGTGCTTGAACGGCCCCCAGACGATCTGCTTATCGGCGATGTAACAGCACCATTCCTCGTCCCAGTACTCTATCCATTCGGTCATGCCGCCCTGACCGGCATCGGATACCGGCACCCATTCGGGGTAGCGGTACTTCAAATCTCTGGTCGGGCGGTTATAGAACTCTATACACCATTTCATCCGGGCCTTGGAGTCATCCCAGATCAGGTTGGTCGGTTTGACCACACCCACATCGATAGGCCAGGTTATGCAGCGGAGGTCCATGAACTCCGAAAGTGCCTCTTTGTAGTCGTTGGGATCGTCGAACTCGTTCATCGCCGGGGCATCGGGCCACTTCTCGGCGGCGAACATGGTCTTCATGAAGGCGATCCCGTACAGGAAGGACTGTCTGACCGCTGTACGGAGGATGGGTTTCTTGATGTTCATCCACGCGCCCTGGTAGAACTTCTTCAGCCTCTCGGCCCTGTCCCGGTTCCTCGGTGAGGAAGGCACATCGATCGACAGGTTGTTCACATCCACGTGGTCGGTGGCTACGTTCACTATCCCGGCGGCACTGGCAGGCCATACCGGATCGATCCCGTCCGGCGCCGGTACGTTCCTTCTGCCCCGGTAGTAGTCCTCTTCCAGCAGGCATTGCTGGTGGAACGGGCCGTAATAACGGCGGTAGTCCTGGAAAAGGGTCAGGATATGGTCGAGCGTCGGCGCATCGTCCTTCTCTGCTTCCGTCTCCCAGAAACCCGGCACATGGCCGTTGGACCTCTCGTCTAGTGTCAAGACCATCAGAAAAGACCCAGCAGTTTCTTAGGTTTGGGCTTGGGTAGGTCGTTCAGGCACTCGGCCAAAGAGTCCAACCTTTCGGTATGCCTGTCCATGACCGCTTCATGGGTGACGAGGGAACCCGGAAGTTTCTTCAGGACGCTGACATCGTTGACCAGCTTGGTCTTCTCGGCCTCAAGTTCTTCAACCCTTGCGATCAGACCGTTTATCTGCGGCATGATGACCGAATGACAGTCACCTTCCAGGGCGTCTATTCTGGCTACAAGGGTATTGAATACCGTCATGCTCACCATGGGTGTCTCTTCGGTCTTGGGTGCTGCTTTTGATTTAGCCATCACCTGATACCTGCCTTTTCCTGACGTTCAAGTACTCTGGATAACCTTCTCTGTCGCATGATCCTGGCTCCGGGGCCGTTACCCTGGACGCCGGAGTCGGCTTCACTCTGTGTCGGGACGTACCGGCCAGGACGGAGGTGGATGTCCCGGCCGGTGAGTCCCGGAGGCGGGGCGCAGGCGGTCAATGCCAGGGCGAGAGCAAAGACCTCATCATCGTGTTCGCCTGGCGGCGCCTCGGCCTTGTACGCACCGCCTGGTTGACGGATGTACTGGAAGGCCCGTAATTGCCTTAGAAGCGTGGCTACCGGGGGGAACGAAAGCGTATTCCTCTCCATCCCGACACTCAACCCCTGTAATAGGCTTTCCCTGCTTGCTGAAGAGATTATGAAGGGCTCGACGGGGAGTCCTTCTTCCAACAGCTCTGACATGAAAATATCACCGATACCTGTGGCGTCAAGTACCAACCTGGAAAACCCCCATCTTTCGAAAGCCCTAACCACGCCCGACCTCTGGCCCACCCAGTCCGTGCCTGTGTCGAACATGATATGGTGTACGACTCTCCTGTCCTCCGCGTCCATGATCATGAGCACCGAAGGGTCGATCTTCCGGCCAAGGTCGAGTCCCGCCACATATTCCCTGCCGGGTATGGGATCGGGCAGTTCATCCCCGAAGGCACATGCCGATATGTTGGAGAAGAACCCTGCGTCCTCGTTGAATTCGGCGAGATACATCCTCCTCCAGACCCGGTCCGGCAGTATCTCCCTGTCCTGTTCTATCTCTGACCGCATGAAATCATCGATCAGTTCGTTCTCGAAGGTCGTTGCGTGGTAGGCCAGATACCCTTCCCGGCCGTCTGCCGCCGATTCGTACACCTTCTTGAACCAGTGGTTACTGTGGGTACTGGGTATCCCCTCGTATATCCCGTAAGCCTGCCGACCTGGGCTCCTTAACGTCGGCAATAACCTCTCGAAAGCCCGGTCATCTATGTCCTGGGCCTCGGTGATCCACAGGAAGTCCAGTCCCGCCGTCTGCAGCGCATCAGGGTCATGGGCCGATTTCACCTCTATCAACCCCCAGTTCCGCGTGTCAGAACCCCTGACATGCATCAACTTATCATCCTGCCGGACCCCGCCGCTCGGTTCTATCAACTCCTTCGGCCAGAAACTCATCAATTCGTTCCAGACCTGACGGCTCTGGGGATAACTGGGACAGACCACCCAGGCATGGAAACCCGGTATCAGCGAAGGGTCAGCCGGTATCTCCAGCGTCTCCAGATACCTCCGCATCATCTCCCATAAGGCGCACCGGCTCTTACCCCAGCGGCGCCCTACCTCCAACACCTTCACCTTGGCGTCAGAATCATGCACCGCCTGCTGCCCCTTATGCGGCTTATATAACCGGCTGAGATCGATACTCTGACTAGTCATCTTCCCTCTTGTACGGAATCATGTAGACCGGAGTCTTATCCCCGTGCCAACCGTCCTGTATGTAGGCTCCGTAGAACTCTTCAGCCTCTTCGTGACTCATCCCGTCCCGCGTCATGAATATCTCTATGACCTTCTCCCGGTCATAAGTAGCCATCGGCCCGTCATTGAACCTATAAGACAACCCGATGAAAGCCTTTTCCAGCCCCTCATCCACAAGGACCGGGCTCTCATCGTTGAAGTCGTGTTCCTCGATGAACTCGTTAACGGTCATCTATCTTGATGTCCTTATTCAACTCGATCACCTCTTCCTTCTTCCCGAACATCTCGATATTCAAGTTAACAAGACTGTTCCCACCCTCCTGGTTACCAACCCCCGCAAGGTTCAATACCTGCTTCGCCGCATCCAACCTCAACCTGTCACTCTTGTCCTGGTTCATCGACTCATGCAAGGTCATAACAGCCTGCGGCACCATGTCGTTCAACATCTGCGTAGCCAGATCGAACGGATGGTCCATACACACCAAAACCATGTCATTGAACTCGGGACAGACCTTCTCCTGCTCGTACACCCACTCCAGGGTCTTCCCGATCTCATGGGACGCCCGACGCGCATCCCGGAACTTCACATAGTTCGCCATGAACTCCTTCTGCTCGAAGTTCAAAGACTGGAAGTCCGGCGCCTCTAAGAAATCCTTACTCCAAACAGCATCCCGCCGACCAGCTTCCGCTAACCCCGGATGCCCCCCACCCTTCCTTCTAGCCATTACGATTTCCGTACCGACAGTAGGAACTTACGAAACCTTCTCATCCTCAACCTCAACATCGTCCTTTTCCCTACCGTCATCCCCTTCCCCCTTACGCTTTATCACCCTGCCCTTCCCCCTGTTCC